GCCAAAGGCTATATGTACCAATACTGCCTGAAGCTTTGCAGCTATTGATTGCATACCACAAAACACCGTGATACGATAGCAGCAGCGAATAGGTAATTATGCCTATTCTTTGTCTATGGTGAGCGCATGAAAAAGTCCAAAGGTAAAGGCAAGCCAAAGCCATGTAAAACGCTTTTAGTATCAATCTGATAGCGTAGACTCTATGGCAGCTCCGAAAGGCAATCAGCACAATGCCAAGGGTATCCGTTGGGCATCCTCTATTAGCAAGCGCATTGATGCAATGCAGGCAATGGATAAGCTGGCTGATGCCTTAATCACTGAGGCGCTTACAGGCAACATCCAAGCCTTGAAAGAGATTGGAGACAGGCTTGACGGTAAGCCAAGACAACAGCTTGATATTGGCGGTCAGGAAGACAACCCATTAGTTACGGCCATAAAGGTTACGCTTGTAAAGTCATCAGAGCGTAAGAGCCTAGATGCAACTGACAGCTGAGTTACCCGATAAGCTGGGATTCCTATTTGAACCAATGCGCTATAAGGTTGTGCGTGGTGGCAGGGGCGGCGGTAAGTCTCAGGGATTCGCTATTGCTTTGCTCATTAAGGCAATGGAAAAGCAGACAAGGATACTTTGTGCAAGGGAAGTGCAAAAATCAATCAAAGACTCAGTTCACCGGCTAATCAGCGATCAGATTCAGGCGCTAGGGCTGGGTGCATTCTTTGACGTGCTGGATACTGAGATCAGGTGCAAGAATGGATCATTACTATTGTTCACCGGTTTATCCACTCACACAGTCGAGTCAATCAAATCTATTGAGGGCGTTGATATATGCTGGGTAGAGGAGGCAAAGAACGTTAGTAAGAAAAGCTGGGAGATTCTTCTGCCAACTATCAGGAAGGAAGGCTCAGAGATATGGATAAGTTATAACCCTGAGCTGGAGACTGATGAAACTCACCAGAGGTTTGCTGTAAATCCCCCCGATGATTGCATTTCAATCGAAATGAACTATCAGGACAATCCGTACTTTCCACTGACACTTGAGAAAGAGCGCCTTAACTGTAAACGCCAGTATCCAAAAGACTACGACAATATCTGGCTAGGCAAGTGCAAGCCTGCTGTAGAGGGCGCTATTTATTACGACGAGATAGAGCTTGTTAAGGCTGATGGCCGTATGTGCAATGTGCCGTATGACTCAAAGCTAAAGGTTCATATTGTGTTTGACTTGGGTTGGGCTGATTCAATGTCCATCATGCTTGTCCAGCGCCATACATCAGAGATACGGGTGATTGAGCATATTGAGGACAACAAAAAGACGCTGGCTCACTTCTCTAATCTTCTGAAAGAGCGGAAATACAATTGGGGTCAAATGTTCCTGCCTCATGATGCAAGGGCTAAAGACTCAAAATATGGCAAGAGCGCAGAGGAGATCATGCGCGGGTTTGGCTGGGATGTTCGTATTACTCCAAGCATGACTATAGAATCTGGAATACTGGCTGCTAGGGATATATTTAGCCGATGCTACTTTGACAAGAAAAGCACAGTCAGGCTTATTGAATGTTTGAGGCGTTACCGCAGGAAAATTAACGCTGTGACAGGATACGGTGAGCCTGTGCATGATGAGTATTCCCATGCCGCTGACTGTTTCCGGTATATGGCTATCAACACAGAGAATATGACTAATGACGATTACAGCAGCTATGGCGAATTGCCACCCGCTGATAACACTTTTGGACTGAATTGGGGTTAATGATGGCTTACGAAAATTGCTCATATTATCTTGATGGCTTGCTTAATGAGTGGGACATGGCTCGCAGGCCGCAAGAGCTTACTATGCTTGAGTGCTATCAGGACTTTATGCGTATTGCGCGTGAAGGAGATACTAAGGGAACTGGTGTAGCTAAGACGCAAACCAGCAAACCTTTATTTATGGGCGTGACTCGCTCAAAGATTCGCTCTGCAACTGCCAAGGTCAATGATAGCTTGTTTGGTAATGGTGAGATGCCGTTTGATATATCGGCTACCAATCCAGAGCTTGAGCCTTTCTCGGACACGTTCGAGGTCATTATCAATGGACAGCTTGAGGCAATGGACTTCAGGGATATTTTGAGTGCTGGAACTGTAGCAGAGGCTACTTACGGGACTTCATTTACATTCGGTCCATTTGTTCGCAAGGCTAAGAAAAAGCACACTAAGCTAGAAAACAACTATGGCACACCTATGATGGTTGAGGCTGTGCATGAATATGATGAGCCTTACTATGAGTTGGGTAATACGCTAGATGTGTACCCCGATCCAGCTGCTAGAACGATGAAAGAAGCACAAGGATTGTTCTGGGTATCCATGTTCACCCCGTCACAGGTATTGGCATTAGAAGGTGAAGGGTATAAGAACGCTCAGGAAGCGGCTCGTATGCCGGACTCTGCCGGTATTGAGACTGGATCAGACCGCGCTCAGTCTATGCGGGCTAACATTGATTACTGGTACAAGGATGGCCGGATTAAGTTTGCTCGTTACTTTGGCAAGATACCAGCGTCAAAAGTTGAGCAGCTAGAAGCTGATGTTTCTGGCGATGAAGGTTCTGCACCCGTTGCGAAGTATGGCGACTCTGAAGAAATGATCAGCGTAGTTGTCATCATGGCAGGCGGCTATGTTCTGAAGGTTACGCGGGTAGATGATTCTGAAAGGTCTATGGTATTGCGTACCTGCTGGGAGAATGCGCTTGATGAAATGTGGGGAGTTGGTGTTGCAGAAAACAACTTCTCTATGCAGCGCGTGACAAATGCGGCGTTCAGGATGTACACAGAGTCTAAAGGATTGGCTTTAAATCCTACGAAAGCGGTTGACCGTAGCAAGTTCCTACCGTCTGAAGACTTCAAGCAATATCCGGGCAAAGTGTATCAATTTAAATCTGGCTTAACGCCAGATGAGAAGAATAGCGCCATCATTCCGATTATGACTCCAGATGTATCAACTGGCTGGATGGACTTGATTAACATGGCAGGCCAGTTCTCAGATGATGACACTGGTATTACCAAGTACACGCAGGGCGATGACTCTAGTCATCTAAACAAAACAGCTTCAGGTATCAGCATGATTATGTCTGCTAGTTCATTGCCTTTAAAAGAGGTAATCGAGCATAAGGATACAACTATAGAGGCGATTATTGAGGGGTTGATTGACTGGAATCTGATGTTTATGAAGCCTGAAACCGTAGCAATTCTGTACGGTCAGGAACACGCGCAACGATGGGCGCAGATTCTACGGTTTGGCAAAGCATCGTTTCTTGACTTCAAAGCTACCGGAACATCATCTTTTATGGCTAAAGAGGTATTGACCAGTAAACTTCAGGCGTTCATGAGTCTGGCTATGGGCAATCCTGTAACGGCTCAATTGGTGAATGCTGAGGAGCTGTTAGGTCAGGTATGGGATGCTATGGAAGTAGGACGAAAGTCTCCTATCAAGTCAGCGCAGGACAATGGTGGTATGTCACCAGAGATTCAGCAGCAAATACAGGCATCACAAGACCAGATCAAGCAAATGGACGAGGCTATCCAGAAACTCACGCAAGAGCTGGAAAGCAAACAGGCTACTGAATTACTGGCGCAGCAAAAAGCAGCTAATGAGGCGATGAAGCTTGAAAATGACCGCTATCAAAAAGAAACCGACAGGCTACAGCTTGAATATGAGCGCGAGAAAGAAGCGAAAAATGATTTGACTGAGAGCGAGAAAGTCCAGTTTGAGGCCGACTTCCAGCAACAGCGTGACGATGCAGAGCGAGATCATCAGGTAGAAATGGCTATTTTGAACGCCAAGTTGAATGTCGGTATTCCACCTAATCCACTTGAGCAGAAAGCCGCTACAGAATCGTTGATGGATGGTGATGAAGAAAGCAGCCAAGGCGCTATGTTGGTTAGGGATGATAATGGCAATGTTGTATCGGTCAATGGCAGGCCGGTTTTGCGTGATGCTGAAGGTAATATCATAGGTCTTGCATAATGAAAGATGCGCTTCTGATATTAGCTATCGAGGCAGATAAGCCAAAGCCAGCTAATAAGGCCGCGCCTGCTTTTGTCTGTAATGCAGAAAAGGCAAACCGTGATATTATGAACGCAATAGGTGAAATTGCGTATTGTGTTGATAAAGTCGAAACT